TGAGACTTCGGACGTGTCCCAGGCGCCTTCGTTCTCGGCTCAGATGGTTCGCCCCGGTACGGACGGCACGAAGGTTGCGTATAAGCACCTGGGCTGTGTCGCAACTCAGTGGTCGCTTACCGCTGAGGTTGAGTCGGCTGTGACGCTGTCCGTCTCGTTCGACTTTCAGGACGTCACGAACACGAGCACGCCCGGTCAGATCGTGGCGCCCACGTACCCGCTTGAGGCGTACCCGTACGACTGGACCCGGACCGCTGTGGAGCTGAAGCGCGGCGGCAGCGTGGTCGCGTTCGACACCACGAAGCTTGAGCTGTCTGGTGACCTGGGCATGAAGGTTGACCGTCGGTTCCTTCGCGGCAACGAGCTGAAGAAGAAGCCGATCCGGAACGCTGTCCCGACGTACGAAGGCACGCTTGAGGGTGAGTTCAACGCCGCTTCCCAGGGGCTTTACGAAGCCTTCGTTGCGGGTGAGATTTGCGCCCTGAAGGTGTCGCTGACCGGCATCATGCCGGGTACGTCGCTGACCATTGAGGCTCCGGCCGTTCAGTTCACGGGCGAGTCTCCTGAGGCTGCGACCGACGAAGTCACGGTTCACAACCTGCCCTTCCGTGTGCTGGACCCGGGCGACGGTACTTCGGCAGTCAAGGTCACGTACGTGGAGCCGGGGACGGACGCCGGCTAATGGCTCAGCGGTCCGCGTACACGATTCGTGTTGACGGGCTTCGTGAGCTTCAGCGCAACGTGCGCGCCCTGAAGGACAAGGAACTGAACAAGGAAGTCCGCGCGGCCAACAAGGCTTCTGCGGAAATCCTTCTGCCTCAGGCTGTGCATGAAAGCCCGGACGGTCATCGCGATGCTAAGTCGAGCAAGCGTTACCGTCCGGGCAAGCTCGACAAGTCCATAAAGATCACGGCGTCCGTGAAGGGTGCCGTCATCAAAGCAGGTTCGGCGTCACGGGTCCCGTACGCCGCCGCAATTCACTTCGGTTTCCACAAGCGGAACATCCGCCCGAACCGATTCCTGTTCCGCGCCATGGCTCGCAAGTCCAGTCAGGTTGCGGCCACGTACGAGCGCCGTATTTACGCCGTCGTCCAACGCTACTTGGAGAGTAACCGTGCCGGTTAAGAAGCCCGTTCCCGCTGCCCCGACTGACATGCCCGACGTCCTTGACCTCAAGGTTGAGACGCTGACCATTGACGAGATTGACGCCATTGAAGAGATCACGGGTCAGCCGCTCGACGCGCTGAACAAGCCTGGGCAGAAGCGCGCTCCGATGCTGAAGGCCATGGCGTACGTGGTCATGAAGCGCAAGCACCCGGACTTCACCATTGAGGACGCTGGGGCGCTGAAGATCAACCTGAAGGGCAAGGCGAAGCCGGACCCTACCGCAGCCAACGCGTGATTGCGTGCGCGCGCCTGATCGCTCACTTCCGTGGGCTGACGTGGTCGGACGTGCGCGCCATGCAACTACAGGACTTCAACGCGTTGGTTGAACAGATGGCTGAAGACATGGACGAAGAGCGCAAGGACATGAAGCGCGCTCAGCGTGGCGGACGTGGTGGGGGCAGTGCCGCCCAGGGGGAACGTCGCACGCCCGTAATGACGTAGGGGGTGCGCTGTGGCTAGACCCATTCAGATCACGATCATGGGTGACGCCGACCAACTGAACGCCACGTTGGACGAAGCGTCAGACAACATCAGTGCCTTCGGGGAGCACGCCGGAGCCCTTGCCGCTGTGGCAGGTGGCGCCATTGCTGCCGGTATCGGGGCGGGGCTGTACGAAGCATTGAGTCAGGGTGCGGACAACGACCTGTTGGCCGCACAGTTGGGCGCGTCTCCCGCTGAGGCGAAGAGCCTGGGGCAGGCGGCAGGCGCCGTGTACGCGGACGGTTACGGCGAATCCGTGGCGGACGCGAACGACGCGCTGAAGAGTCTGTGGCAACAGGGGCTTGTGCCGGCCGGAGCCACAGCCGACGAAATGTCGAACATTTCGAAACAGGCTATGGACGTCGCGTCGGTCCTGGGTGACGAAGTCGGTCCTACGGCGAACGCTGTGGGGCAGATGCTCAAGACCGGCATGGCGAAGAACGCCCAAGAGGCTTTCGACATTCTGACCCGTGGCGCCCAGACCGGCGGCAACAAAGCCGAAGACCTGTTGGACACGTTCAACGAGTACTCAACTTCGTTCCGCACCATGGGGCTTGACGGCAAGACCGCAATGGGTCTGATCACCCAGGGTCTTCAGGGTGGCGCCCGTGACGCCGATCAGGTGTCGGACGCTATCAAGGAATTCAGCCTTGTCGCGTCCCAGGGTGGCGCGGCCACTGAAGCCGTGTTCAAGTCCATTGGGCTGAACGGTAAGCAGATCACGGCTGACGTTGCTGCGGGTGGCGACAAGGCCAAGGGTGCCATGGACAAGGTGCTTGACGCGCTGCGGCAAATGCCCGCGTCTGCTGACAGGGCAAGTGCAGTCAAGAGCCTGTTTGGTGGACCGGGTGAAGACCTGGGCGCCGCACTCTTCTCCCTGAACGTCGACAAGGCAGCGGACTCGTTGGGCAAGGTGGACGGCGCGGCGAAGAAAGCCGGCGACACCATGCACGACAACGCCGCGAACAAGGTGAAAGCCTTCACGCGGTCGCTTCAACAGGGCGTGGTGGACTTCCTTGGAACGTCTGTCGTTCCCGCTGTGGAGGCTCTTGCGAGCAAGCTGAGTGGTGTCGGTACTGCCATCACGACGACGGCAGGGTTCATCTCTCAGCACAGTACGACGTTCGGCATTATCGCCGGAGTGATCACGACACTGATTCTGCCCGCGCTCATTCAGTGGGGCATTCAGCAAGCGATCACAGCCGGCCAAGTCGTCTTGGGGTGGATCACGACGGCGACAGCTTCAGTGACGTCAGCGGCAACTCAGGTGGCGGCTTCGTGGTCGACCATTGCGGGATGGATCGCGGCGGCAGCACGAGCCGTGATATCCGGCGCCGTCATTGTGGGCACGTGGATTCTCATGGGCGTTCAGTCCATGATTCAGGCTGCGCGTATGGCTGCGGCGTGGCTTATCGCCATGGGTCCGATCGGGCTTCTGATCGCTGCCATTGTGGGGCTCGTGGTTCTGATCGTGGCCAACTGGGACACGATCGTTGCGTACACGAAGAAAGTCTTCCAGTGGATTTGGGATTGGGTCAAGAAGATCTTCGGGTGGCTGAAGGACTTGTTCCTGAACTTCACCGGACCGGGTCTCTTGATCAAGCATTGGGACAAGATTTGGGGCGCCACGAAGTCCACGTTCAACAACGTGAAGAACTTCGCGAAGGACGCGCTGAACGCTGTGGTTCAGTTCGTCACCGGTCTGCCTGGGCGCATCCTTTCGGCGGGTTCCAAGTTGCTCAGCGCCGGTAAGTCCATCGGTGGCTACGTCATTGACGGGATCAAGAACGGTCTTTCCAAGCTGGGCGGCTTCGCGTCGTCGCTTGCGTCCGCTGTCGGGCGTGCCGCGAAGGGTGCGATCAACGGCGTGATTGACCTGTTGAACTGGGCCATCCCGAACAAGCTGGGTTGGGGCAAGCTGAGCATTGACCTTCCCGACAACCCGATTCCGAAGATTCGCGCCATGGGTGGACCGGCTTCCGGTCTGACTCGCGTCGGTGAGCGCGGACCTGAGTGGGTGAACCTGCCGACGGGTTCCACGGTGCTGCCCAACCATGCCCAGGTTGGCAACGGCGGAGTCACGGTCAACGTCCAGACGAACGCCGATCCGTGGCTGATCGGTCGCGAAGTGGCCTGGGCGCTCCGCACCAACCCGGCGTGAACCCACTCACCGTGAGTAGGTTCGTCAGCCCCTCAGTGACACGCACTGGGGGGCTTCTTCATGGACGGAAGGAGTCCCCCAGTGGCAGCGCTGAACGATTGGACGTGTGAGTACCGGGGGCTTGTGATGGGGGAACCCGACTCCGCCATATCCATTGTCGGCGTGGACGGGCTTCTGTCGCTGCCGGACGTGCGCTCTTCGGACCTAACCCTTGTCCAGCGCAATGGGCTGTGGGCAGGCACGGACTACCTGAACGGGCGCACGGTCACGATGACGCTTGAGGTCTACGGGCAGAACCGTGACGACTTCACGGGGGCGCTGAACGACCTTCAGGCGGCACTCATGCCGGGTTACGACGAGTCGCCGTTTCGGTTCCGGTTCCCGGGTGCTGCGGCAGACCAGACGGCTTACGTCATGGCTCGTGTCCGGAAGCGGTCCGCGCCCCTTGATCTGAACTTCGCGTACCTCACTTGCAACATGGCCGTTGAGTTGTTCTCGACGTCGCCGTACATCGTGGGGGACGCTCCGCGCACTGAGACTGTGAAGAGTTACAAGCGGGCGACCGTACCGACGGGCTTCATTCCGCCGGCTACCGTCCCGTGGACCATTCAAGCTCAGGGCGCTCAGCCGGACGATCCGGTGACCCGCTTCACGCAATACGGCAGTGTTCCGGCGCTGCCCACCATTGCCATTACGCACGCCGCGTCTCCCGTACTCGTTGACGACGTCACGGGGCTTTCGTTCGGCGTGAATCACGACGGCGACTTGTTCATTGACTCAGCCGCTAAGACGGTTACGGATTCCCTGGGCAACGACGTGAGCGGCCTTATCTCGGTCGGCTCCACGTGGCCGGAGTTCGGTCCGGGTGAGCACCGGTTGAGGCTCCGCAGTAGAGACGAGTACACGGCGGCAACGGCCGTGCTGACATGGTCGGATAGGTGGGTTTAATGGGTTCCTTCGCATGGTTCCAAGACGGCGTTGGGTACGGCGCGGCTGATCTTGCCAACTGGCAAAGCTTGCTGTTTCCACGCGGCTCGTTCCGTCACTTGTTCTCGAACTCTTCTCAGTTCCTCGCAAGCTCGAATCAGGCTGCGCGAACCGTGACTATCGGTACGGGCAGCGTGCTCGTGGGTGGCGCAACGTCGGGCGGAACCTGGGCGTACTCCGACGGGGCTACGGTCAACGTTCCGACGGCTTCCAACAACGACCCGCGCAAGGATTTGGTCATTGCGCGTCTGACCACTACCGCCGTTGAAGGTTCGAACGGGCTGAGCATTGAAGTTGTTCAGGGCACTGCCGCCCCTACGCCGGTCGTACCTGCCCGACCCGCCAACTCTGTTGCGCTTGCCATTCTGGACGTGCCGAAGGCCACGACGACCTTCACGCTTACGACTTGCCGCACGACGGGTCAGTACGCGGATCAGG